GCTTTCCTCAGTGCTTCTAGCATATAATAATAAAAGAAAATAAGGTGGTGAAATATAAATGAGTAATGAACTTCTACAAAAAGTAATTGATACAACAAATCTTGGAACAACAGGGTCTGATCTTTCAGGCGATGGCGTTACCCGTTCTGGTACAGGTCTCCTATATCCAGATCAGGCTAATCGTTTCCTAGATTATATGTGGGATGCTACGATCCTAGCTAAGGCTGCTCGTACAATCCGCATGCGTTCAAACACAACCGAGATTGATCGTGTTGCAGTTGGACAACGTATCATGACAGTTGCACAAGAAGACAATCCACGTGACTACGTTGGAGCTTCTGGAACATACACAAATGCTAATTCTACAACGTTTACAGCACAAGGTGCACAATTCCACAAGGTCTCTCTTACAACTCGCAAACTCCGTCTTGACTGGGAGCTTTCAGCAGAATCTCTTGAAGATAATATTGAAGGTCCAGATCTAGAGGATCATATTGCACGTTTGATGGCTACCCAGGCTGGTAACGACATTGAGGATGTACTAATCAATGGTGTCGGTGCGGATGGCACTGGTTTGCTTTCAGCATTTAAAGGTTTCCGTCAACTAGCATACGACAACGCACACGTTGTTGATGCAGGTGGATTTGGACTTGACAAAGCAGTATTTAACGAAGCAATCAAGCGTTTGCCTCGTAAGTACAAGCAACGTCGTAATCAACTAAGATTCTTCTCAGGATCTAACTTGGTACAAGATTATCTATACAACCAAACACAATCAGCTGGCTCAGCTAACCCATTTGATATCGCTTCAGGTATCATTCGTGGTGATGTTGTTGCTAACGATGGTGGTCCAGGTTCTGTAACACCATTTGCATTCGGTATTCCAGTAATCAACGTTCCTCTTATGGATGAAACTCTTGATTCAACTGGAAAGGCTGCATGGCATACAGGTTATGACGCAACTGGTGGTCTTTTCGGAGATCTACATTTGACATTTCCTCAGAACTTTATCATTGGTATTAAGCGTGACGTAACAGTATATCGTCTATTCCAACCAAAGAAAGATACAATTGAATATACACTATTCATTCGTGTCGGTGCGGTTATGGAAAACTACGATGCACACGTTCTCGTTACAAATATCAAGGTAGCAGGATCTGCAAATACAGCAGTTACATTTGGTGCAGGCTCTAACGGAGCTGGCATTACAGGTGGATCAAACTCTGGTTCGTACACAACTACATACTAATATTAATTAGTTGCAAGATTAAGGGCGGGAATCAAATCCCGTCCTTGGTCATTTTCTGGTATAATTAACAATGACGAGAGGAAGTCAAATGTCGTTTACAGATTTAAAAATTACAGAACTAAGAAAAATTGCAGATTCATTTGCAGTAGATGCTTCAACAGCTAAAACAAAGAAAGAACTTATTGCTGTTCTTGAAGAAGAAGGTATTAGCTATCAAATGTATGATAAGTTTAATAACGTTAAAAAAGAAGAAATTGAAATACCTGAGATTGAAAAGAAAAAGAGAGAGCCAAAAACAGTGAATAAAGAAAATAAAGTACTTGTAAAGATGAATAAATCAAACCATTCATTTCAAGCTGGACCATATGTCTTTACAGCATCTCATCCATTTGTACCAATGGCAGAATCAGAAGCACAGATTCTTTTTGATACATATAAGGGATTTAGCCTTGCAACTCCAAGAGAAGCCCAGGAATTCTACTCATAAAATAAAATAGGGGGTGTCTTGATTGCAAACAATCAACACTAATAGTCAAGTAAATATTCAACTAGAAGTTTATAGTGACGGTGTTTTATCTCAAGCAGATTACACTCCAACATTATCAATATATGATGCAGATAATGACGCTTCTTCAATAACAGGATTTAACTCATTAGAGGCAATTGATGAAACCCCAGCTGGTATTTATTCTTTCATATTAACTCCCGCCGTTACCAATATAAATCGTGTTTTAGAGGTACGCTGGAACTATACAGTAAATAATGTTCCAGTAACTGAAACCCAATATTATGGCGTTGAAACACCTTATTCTACAGTATCAGAAACAGTAGACTTTTTAGGTTTTGGATCTATTCCTTCAGAAATTAATTATATGGATCCAAAATCTATAGTCAGTGCAGAAAAAGTTGCACGAACAATTATTGAGGGTTATACAGGAATTAAATTTTACACATACTACGGATTTCAAGAAGTATATGGAATTGGCGCAAATACAATTGAATTAACAGAAAAAATGATAACCTTAGATAAAATTTGGGAAAACCAAATTTTAGTTACTGATTATACACAAGATCCTATATACAATACATTTGGTTCTGGAGTTGAAATTAGCCCTACTGGATACCAGCTTAGACTTTGGTACCCAGGATGGGACATGGGATGGAACAATGAAATGGATCCAGTAATTCTTTATCCAGGAAGATTTAGAGATGGATATCTTTATCGTTTTGCGGGACAGGTAGGATATAAGTATGTTCCAGAAGATATTAAATTAGCATCAATGCTACTAGTTCAAGATATTTTATCAAATGACTATAACTGGAGGAACAAGTATTTGGCAAAAGTAAACCTTAGCGAAATTTCATTTGAAATGGCAAAAGGAGCTTTTAACGGTACAGGAAATATTACAGTAGATAATATTCTTGATCAATATCGTAAATCAAATATTGTTATAATTTAATGTTTGGTTCAAGAACAGCGGCATCTTTTACTTCATCTGTATTTAATATGAGAGCAGATGTATACATTCAACAAAACGTGCAAGATAAAGATACTGGCGCTATTAAGCGTCAATGGTTGTATAATAGAACAATTCAATGCAAAATAGACCCCGTTAAAATGAGGGGGGCCTCAACAAGATCAGACAATAAATCTTATGGTAATACAGCAGACCTTAATTATGATGAAAAAATGCAATTAAAAATGTATTGTTTTGAATTGATGAGTAAGCGCTGGCGTATTCAAAATATTAGAACAAGCGATAATCAACAAATATATGTTGAAATAGATAAATATGATCAACCAGATACAATCTTTGAAGTAACGGGCTCCCATGCAATTATGGATCCTTTTGGTAAAATAGCACATTATGAAGCAGTGCTTTTAAGAAGCGAAGTACAAGATGACAATCAAGCTTGAAATTGACACAGCTCAATTAGTACAAGATCTTGAAGGTTATGTTGCCGAAATAGAACAACTCATACAACCAAAAGCTCTAGACCAAATATCTCGTGCAGTATTTTCTATTACAACTAAAAGATTTATGATTGACATAGATAATTATGCAAGGCTTAATCCTAAAAAAATGCATCACGTTTATGAATGGGGAAAAATTGGTAGCCCAAGAGGAAGATTATTTACATTAGAAAGATCATCAATACTTGATGGCTCACTTATTATTTCATCTAACTTTTTGTCATCAAGAATACCTGTTCCAATTAATCCACAATTATTAATACCAGGTAGAACTGGTAAAGCAGTATCTAAAAAAAGTATTTTTGCAAATAAAGCAGAAGTTATGGAAAAAGGTTCACCAGTATCTTTTAATGCAAAAAAGGTATTGGCTATTGTAGGAAGTTCTGGTGTTGCATTTATTGCAAAAGGAACAAAAGTTAACATACTACATCCTGGTGGATTACAAACAAAAAATGCTTTTGCTACATATATGCTTGATTGGTATACAAAAAATGGTAATATAATTATGGATTCTTCTGGGTTGTATGAGAGAATAGCTAATGATGTATCAATAGCTTTAAGTTCAGCTAATGCAGGTCCTGATGAAATCCAAAAAGTTGTAACTATAATTGCAAATCAAATAGATACGGGGGTAATTGTTAAATGACAGTAGATTATTCAAAAGTAGCAGCATTTGATGTAAGAAATGCCATGTGGCAAGCATTACAAAATGATAAAATTTTAGATCCACAAGATTATTATGCTGATGGACTACCCGACTCACTTATTCCAATTATTCCGTCTCAACAAGTTCCAGAATTTAATAATTTGCTTCCAGGAAAAACATACATAACTTATGATATTGTTCAAAAAAATTATGGAGTTCAATGGTGGATATCTGAAGAATCTATGGTTATGCAAATTGTATCTAGGAGTAATTCTCAAATCATTACAATTTCAAATTTTTTAACAGACCTTTTTAGAAGATATGAGCTTTCGGCCAAAGATATAAATGACTCCGCACACACTTCTGGAAGCCCATTTAAATTCCTTTATTTTAAATTAGAAGCAGCAAATCCAATTCAACCATTTATTGACGAAGGCGGATATATGAGCGGGGATTTTTCAATAATCTACACATATACCCGTGAAGTAGATGAAGGCACAGATAATACTGGAAAGTATATCTAAACTTTGATTTATTTTGCTTAAATGGTATGATTTTCTATGAGGAAGCAAAATGTCACTTTTGTTTTATTTTAAAATAAATAAGGTGGTGAAATAAATAATGGCTACAAGTACTAAAAATATAATCGTTGGTGCAGCATCTCTATTCGTTTCAGTTGGTAACAGCTCAAACAATACAGGTCGTCCAACAACAACAAAAACAGATCTTTCAGCTTTGATGCCAGCAAGCACATCAGCACGTACAGGACTTCTACAGTCTTCTGCTTATCGTGAAGTTGGATATACAAATACAGGTCTTGAGGTTTCTTATGAACCAACATATGGTGATGTAATGGTTGATCAACTTCTTGATTCAGCTCGTATCTTTAAGCAAACACTTAAAGTTACGCTTAAGACAGAACTTACAGAAGCAACTCTTGAAAACATGCAGTTCTCATGGGGACAAATGGATAGCGTTTATGTTCCAAATTCTTCTCTTCAAGTTGTTAACAAAGCAACAATCGTTAATAATGATACTGCTTACAATAGCAATACTGATACACCAGCAGCTTCACTTGCTATTGCAGCAGGTGCACTTGGTGATGCTCCAGTAGAGCGTGTTCTTATTGCAGTTGGACAAGCTCCATCTCAAATTGGAACATCAGTTTCTTTTGATGATCCTTCACAAAATGGTTCAGTTGGCGAAGTAACTTCAGTTGCTCATACCAAAGAACGCGTTTATGTTGCACGTCGTGTTGTTTCAATTGATACAACAATGCATGCGCTTAAGCGTGATGCAGCAACAGTGTTCCCAGTGAACTTCCGTTGCTTGCCTGATTCTGACCTTAACTACTCTGGTTCAGAATATGGTGTTGTTATTGACCGTGTTTACGGTGCATACTAATACTTAAAACGCAATAAAAAAACTTAATATAGATTTCAGACCCCTTCCGAAAGGAGGGGGTTCTGAATTTGTTTATACCTATAATATTGGTATAATTTAACTAACAA